AAGCTCAGGCAGAGGCTCGTGCAAAGGCGTGGGAAGAAGCAAAGGCCCTTCTTGACACCGCTGCTGCTGAGAAGCGTGATCTAAGCGCTGAGGAGACTCAGAAGTTTGACCGCATCAACGCAGAACTAGACGAGCGTGCTGCTGCAATCGAGACAATCCGCAAGGCAGAAGAGCGTGAGGCTAAGGCCGCCGCTGCTGCATCTGACTTTGCAGTAGCCGAGACTAACAAGTCCGACTACGACTATGTTCGTTCCCTAGCAAGAGGTGAGATTCGTTCTCACAACTTCGAGACTCGTGGAACACTAACCCCATCCAACTCATCTGGTGTTGTACCACAGAGCTTCGTTGCTCGTGTCTACGACCTAGCTCGTGAAGTTGGCCCAATGCTAGATGTATCTGAAGTGTTCAACACTCAGTCCGGTGAAGACCTAAAGATTCCAACCCTGACTGCTTATGGAACCGCAACCTACGATGCACCAGGCGCAACCATTGACGAGTCAGAGCCAACCTTCAGCTCAATCACTCTCGGCGCTAAGAAGTACGGCTTCCTAGTTCCAGTAGCTCGTGAACTAATCGAAGATGGTGGAGTAGACATCGCTGAAGTTCTAGCTCGTGCAGCTGGTAACTCAATCGGTGTAGCTATCAACGCACAGCTAACTACTGGTGCAGGTGGTTCAACCGCTCCAACTGGTATCGTGACCGCAGCAGGAACTGGAGTTTCCGGAACCATCGCTGGTGGACTATTCACCGCAGACCAGCTAATTGACCTTGTCTACTCAGTAGACGGCGCAGTTCGCAGATTGAACGGAACTGGTTGGCTAATGGCCCCATCCGCAATCCGCAACGCTCGTAAGCTAAAGGACAACGATGGTCAGTACCTATTCCAGCCTTCACTACAAGCTGGACAGCCTGACACCCTACTTGGATACCGAGTTGCAGAAAATCCGGGCATGCAGGCAGTGGGCTCGGCTTCGGCAAGCGTGGGCTTCGGATACTTGCCCTCGTACAAGGTTCGTGTTGCAGGCGGTCTACGAGTAGACAGAAGCGATGACTTCAAGTTCGCAAACGATCTTGCTGTCTTCCGTTTCTTGATTCGTGTAGATGGAAACCTCTCACACCAAGAGCACTTCAAGATTTTCCGTGGATCGGCTGCATAGTCTTTCCTAGAAACTCTGGCGAAACCCTCACCAAAAAGGTGGGGGTTTTTGCTATTGTGGGGACAGAAAGGAAATTATGAAGCCAGAGAAATTAGACCTGACCATAACCACTTGGTCAAACTCCCCTTATCAGCCAACAGGCTACGGGATGCAGGTTGGGATTCTGCTCGATTACTTAGTGAAGCATGGAGTCAATGCTGCTCACCAATCCAACTGGGGACTAGAGGGAAGCAACTCCACTTACAAAACTGCCTTTGGTGAAATCCCTCACTACGCAAGAGGCTACGAGCCAATGTCACAAGACGCTCTAGCAATCGCTCACAAGATGCAGGCGCAAAAGAAAGATTACAAAGATTACATCTTGACGCTAGGAGATGTTTGGACTCTAAAGCCAGAAGCATGGCCTACTGAGGAGTTCCCACGAATCCTGTCTTGGGTTCCACTAGACCACATTTCAATGCCACCTGCGGTAAAGCGTTGGCTACTGAAAGACAATGTCACGCCTATTGCGATGGCCCCGTTTGGACTAGAGCAATTAGGAGAAAACGGGATTGAGGGACACTACATTCCACACTCGATAGACACAGTTTCTACTTTCAAGCCAACTAACAAAATTGGTAAACAAGATGCTAGGGAGTTTTTGGGACTAAAAGACACAGACTTCCTAATCATCATGAACTCGGCTAACAAAGCAAACAAATCAATCCACCGAAAAGCTTTCGCCGAGGCCCTGATGGCCTTCGGGGTATTCAAACAAAAAGTCCCCAATGCTTATCTGTACATACATACAGAACCAAAAGGCGTGTATGGCGGTTTTGACTTACCTAAATTAGCTGCTGCTTGTGGTGTACCAATGGACGCTGTTATCTTCCCTGACGCTGTGGATTACCGACTAGGACTTGATCCGAAAGACTTAGCTGGCTTCTACACAACTGCCGATGTTGCTCTGCAACTGTCGCTAGGCGGTGGGTTCGAAATTCCAATCGTCGAAGCTCAGGCCTGTGGTACGAGAGTTATCGCTACCGACTGGACTGGCCCTAGAGACCTAGTGGCAGAAGACGGCTTCAAGGTGTCAGGACAGTTGTTCTGGGATGAGGCTCAGTCAGCTTGGTGGAAAACCCCATCTATTGCCTCAATCGTCACTCAGTTAGAGAACGCCTATGAGGTTTGGAAGGCAGAGGGTAGCCACTCAGAAACAGCGAGGAAATTTGCACAAAACTTTGACTCAGCTAAGGTTTGGAATCAGTATTGGCTACCATTCCTAAAGGGCCTAGTTTGATTGAGGTCTTAGGGTTTCCCACTCTTAGCAGGTTTGACCTAGCTGAGCAGCTATTGGCTTCTATTGACTACCCTGTCTCAGACTTGGTGATAATCAATAATTCAGGCAAGAAAAGCTGGACACCGACCAAGCCAGAGCAAGTAAAAAACCTGTGGCACATTGAAGTCCCTTATGGGCTTGGCTTGCAAGGTGCGTGGAACTTAGTAATCAAATCAACCCCTTACGCACCACGCTGGCTATTGGTAAATGATGACTGTCGGTTTGAACCCGGTGCGCTAGAAGTTATAGACAGGGAAGCAAAGCCTGATGCCCTAACCTTTACTGACTGCGCTCCTGTTTGGTCAGCGGTTGTATTGGGCGAGGAAGTTGTCAAGAGAGTGGGATTGTTTGACGAGGCTTTTTATCCCCTGTATTACTGCGACAATGACTATGAGCGTAGAGCCGACCACGCAGGTATAAACAAAATAAATATCCCTGCCAAGGTGCATCATCACAATTCTGCAACCAAGTATCACAATAACGAGGTTCGCAATGAATACACCTACCACCGGAACGGCAACCTGTTACAGGAAAAAAGAGATAGCAATGATTACAGCGTTAGAGGCTGGAGTCTAAACAGACGGCGAGACCACCGATGGGACTAACTGTCTATACAGGTGGAACTTTTGACCTGTTTCATTCTGGGCATGTCAATTTCCTGAAAAAATGCTCAGAGCTAGGCAGGGTAATAGTTAGCCTAAATACAGACGAGTTTATTGAGGACTACAAGGGCAAAGCCCCTATCGCCTGCTATCACGAGCGAGAGGCTGTTTTATTAGCCTGTCGCTATGTTGATGAGGTAATGCCCAACATTGGCGGTGCAGATAGCAAACTAGCTATCGAGATGGCCCTGCCTGACATTGTGGCTATTGGATCAGACTGGGCAAGGCGTGACTACTACGCACAAATGGGGTTCGACCAAGACTGGCTAGACGAGCGTGGAGTCTCTTTGCTTTACATTCCCTACACTCAAGGCATCAGCACCACAAAACTAAAGGCAAGAGTTCGAGGGCTAGAATAGAGTGAGGAGAACTCATGGCAATTTCTAACGGATACGCAACCCTTCAACAAGTCAAAGCAGCTATCGGAATCCAAGACGGATTTGATGACTCGCTACTAGAGATGGCTATTGAATCAGCCTCTCGCCAGATTGACTCTTACACCGAGCGTTACTTTTACAACGCTGGAACTGCAACAAAGATTTTTGCACCTATTGACAACTGGGTATGCCCAACCGAGGACTTTATTACCCTGTCCCAAGTGCAGACCTCTGAAGATGGCGAAAGCTTTGACACTACTTGGGAAAGAGCCGACTGGCAGGAAGAACCGCTAAATGGTCGAGCAGGCGGATTGGTTACAGCTTTTACGCAGATTAGAGCTATCGAGGATTACCTATTTCCTTACCGCAATGGCGAGGCAACAGTTCGCATTACTGGCACTTGGGGCTGGTCTGCCGTACCTATTGCAATCACTCAGGCAACTGTCATTCTTGCCTCCAGAATCTTCAAGCGACTCGACTCGCCTTTGGGCATCATCTCGGGCGAGCTTGGCTCAATGAGAATCGGCTTCCGCCTTGACCCAGATGTTCAGCACCTTATTGACCCTTACCGCAGAATTGCAATGGCGTAATGGCAAACATCACAGAACTTCGTGAAGCCCTAGCAGCTAACCTTGCGACCATTCCCGGTCTAAGAACTGCTGCCACAATTCCCGACAACCCAAGCCCACCGATTGCAGTAGTGCAACTCAATCGAGTTCAGTATCACCAAGACTTCAAGCGTGGAATGACTGAGTATGACTTTTCGATTCAGGTTATTGTTGGCAGGGTAGATGAAAGAACTGCTCAAAGAAGACTCGATGCCTACTGCTCCAGCGATGGAGAATCAGCTATTGGGCTTGCGGTAGAATCGGATAGGACACTAGGCGGAAAGGCCTTTGACTGCATAGTGACCGAAATGACGAACTATGGCTCAGTTCTGATTTCAGATGTAACTTATCTGGCTGCTGAGTTCAATGTTCGTGTTTTAGCTAGCTAACTAATAGGAGAAAAATAAATGCCAAAGCAAGTCCTGACGGATGTTGTTGTTCAGCTAAACGGAACAGCAATCTCTCAGAATGTAAACAGCGTGGAACTCACCACAACCGCTGACGCTATCGAGACCACAAGTTTCGGAGACGCCGGTTGGAGAACCTACGCAGGCGGTCTAAAATCTGGTTCTGTTACCTTGTCGCTTCACAACGACTACGCAGCAACCGCACTAGACAGCGTCATCTACAACCTTTTCAACACAGTCGCAACAGTAACCATCTTCCCTGCTGGAACCCCTGCTGGAACTAGCCGTCCGAAGTATGAGTTTGCTGCCCTTGTGGACAATGTAGCCCCGGTAAGCGGAGCAGTCGGTGACCTAGCAGTCCAGAACCTAACTTGGACAATCACCGGTGCAGTTACTCGTGGCACAACAGCCTAAATAACTAAATAGAAAGAAAGGAAACCAAGATGAGAATGCAACTTGAAGTCGAGTTCCTAGACGGAACCACAAAGGATGTCCTAGTAGTGATGTCTGACATGGTGAAGTTTGAGAGCGAATTTTCACTAAGCATTGCCAAGCTAGGGCAGGAGATGAAAGTAACTCACCTGCTCTGGCTTGCTTGGTCATCGCTAACTAGACAAAAGCTAGTCACTGCTGACTTTGACAGTTGGGTAGAGACTGTTGCGTCTATTGGTGCGACTGACCCAAAAGCATAAAAGGGCTAGGAGATAGCTCAGCTCATTGGTATTTAGTTTCGCTGGCTTATGAGTTCAAAGTAAGCCCAGCGGAGTTACTAAAGCTTGACGAGCGAATGCTCTGGACTATGGGTAGATACCTAGTCTGGCGAGGGCAAGAACTCAGTAAATAGAGAACCCCCTGCAAAAACAGGGGGTTTTCTATTAGCTAGGAACGATACGCAATCAAGGCAAGCGTTCATACCTGAGCTAATTAGTAGCCTTGATAGCTCTCT